ATGCCCCACTCCGCCAGCGGGTGCAGTTTATACGGCTTCCGTTCTTTTTCCAGTCGCGGCGTTTCGTCGGCAGCTATGCCAACGTAAACCATAGCGTCCCGCGCCTCCGCGTACCTGTCCATGGCTTTCAGCTTCCCCGTGGTTCCCCAGCGGCAGAGGCCGCCACACCAGCCATAACCTTGGTGTGTGCCTTTCTGCTTACTGCAAACCGGCCTTTCCAGCATATCAAACAGGAACGGGTTTTCCGGCTCCAGTCTGGTGTACTTGATCCCCAGCTGCTCCAGGCGGGGTAACATTTGATCCCGTGTGTGGTAAATCGCCTCAAACTCCATTCCGGTATCGTAGAAAACCACCTCATTCAGCGGGTAGCCCTTGGCAATCAGCATTAGGAGCATGGCCAGGCTGTCCTTGCCCCAGCTGACACTTGCAATATGCCATTTCATTCCGCTTTTGCACCTCCAAACGCCGCCAGGTCGAATTCGTGGCGTTGTGAGCCACGGCCCTTCGTTCTTTTTCCTTCTCACAGTTCTGGCAGACATAGCGCGCCGCCAGTGCCCCTGCCAGTTTTTTCAGCATTTTCATGTCTTATCCTCCTCGTTTTCCGCAAGCATCCGTTCGACCGCTGCCATCTGGAACGCCGTCAGGTCGTCTCCGTGGTTCTGCACGCCGTGCCGCATTTTCTCCGCGCCCTTCGGCGGTTTCTCGAACAGCCGGTTGACAGCAGCCTCTTCCAGCGGATTCAGCGGGTCATGGTGCCCCTGCACACCGTAGCCGGGCTTTGCAGCGCGGCTGTACTGTGCAGGCTGTGTCCCGCCCTTGTCCTGCTCCTTCGCCAGCCAGCGGACAATAAACGCATTGATCCCGCGCTTTGTTTTCCGTTTGGCCGGATTTGCGTCCAACCAGCCCCTCATGTTCCGCAGCTGCTGTATCACGTCGACAGCAGGGTACAAGCCCGCCCATTCCTGGCATTGCTCCACGGAAACGGCATATCCCGTTCCATCATTCAGCGGCAGAGAGATTGCTGGCGGCGTGGATGCCGCTTGCGGCTCCGCGCTATCTTCCGCATCTCGAATAGCGAATTCGATTCTCGATTCTCGATTCTCGAATACGGGAACATCTGCATGCATTTGATTGCAAATGATTTCATCCGCTTGTTTCCCTTCATCAGGTGACGGGAATTTGCTTACCTTCGCACGCTGCGTCTGATACTTGCCCCATGTTGGTAGGTAAAGGAAGCGCTTGCCCTCAAACACATACAGAGCAATCAATCCAGCACTCGCCAGCCCATGAAGAGCATTTTCTACAGTTTTAAGCGTGAGGTTTTCTTTCAGCGGGAAGAGGCGGTTTTTCACGACCGCCGCTCTCCCGTCAAAGCGTCCGAAATCATCACAGTTTACAATGAGCCGATAAAACAGAACTTCTTCAAACCACGAGAGTTTGTCGACGCTATCGCTTGTGCAGATGCTTTCCCGAATAATTCTGTTCGGCATGCTTCAGCCCTCAGAACGGCAGCTCGTCGTCGCTTTCGTCAAGCTGTTTGAACTCCTCTGCGCTGGCCGGTGCGGGCGTTACAAAGGAGTCTGCCTTTCTGGGCTTGAGATACCGGATACAGTCGCGCGTCACACCGTCATTGCCCTCAAACGGCTCCATGTGCAAAATGCAGTTGCGGCCTACCAGATCGTCAAGTTCAAAATCGGTGCCCGGCTCAATGCCAAGCGCATTTGCATATTTGCCGATCTTGTCGGCGTCGTACTCCCCGGTGTCGCGGTCGGGCCAGAAGTTCTTGAAGATGTGCTTCTTCTGGTATTCCTGCTCGACGTCCTCACGGACAACGAAATCGAACTTGATGCATTCGTTTCCGTTCTTCGTTACGCTGTAGCCGCACGATTTCAAATAGCACTCATAATCGCCAGCCTTCATCAGACCGCCATCGTTTTTAACAGCTTTGAATCCCATCTACTTTTTCCTCCCTTTCAGTGTTCATTTCCCAATGTGTAAAATAATCGTTGATATAACCGTTTGCCAAAAGCCAGTTGATAAAGCACGAAATCGTATCTTCGATAGGCTCGAAATCGCCGCGCCGGTACGTCTCCGCGTAAGTGTTCGCGCCGTCGAAGATCAGGTATGTAAATTTTGACGCGCCGGGCAGCAGATGCAGATACATCGGATGCTGCGGGCTGTGCAGATACTTGCCGTATTCGTACCGCTGCACGCGCTTGATATCGTAGATCATACCAGCCTTTACATAGTCGCAGACGCCGTATAACTGGAAATCCAAGCCCGATACATGCAGCCGCCCGGCGACCGGCACTTGCGGTTGACCTCCTGTACAGATACGGGAAAACTTTGCTACAGCCCGGTCGTATTTCTCGCTGACAGGCTCAATTGGTACGCCCGCAACCGTGCTGTTGATCGCCGCCTCGAAGTCAATGCCAGCCTGCATCGCCTGCGTTGTTTCCTTCTCTTCACGCCGAAGCGTAGAGAGGAAGGAGGACAGCGCCGCGTCTGCATACGCATCATCCGCATCAAGAAAGTGCTTCCAGCTGCTTAGCAGGCTTTGTGTCAGCCAATACATAGGCTTTTATCTCCTTATCGTATTTCAGACCGAGTTTCTTGCACTTGCGCTTGAACTCTGCGCCAAGCTCGGCGGCGCTAGTCAGAGCGTGATGGATCTTTGCCAGCCCTTCCCGCGCCTTTAACGCCGTGTCGGGATCTCCGACAAGCGCAATGAACGCGCGGCCTTCCTGCATCGCCACGTCATATGCGGTTTTCTCGCCGCTATAGATCTCGGCCTGTGCGTTGATGTCCTCTTGCGCTTTGCGGAACAAATCAGTCAAAAATGTGGACTTCTGGCCGGGTTTGAGCTCCGGCAGCTGCATCACGCCGCGTACACCGAAGCAGCCTTTTGCAAAGTATTCGTCTGTCGGTGTAAAGCCGATCATGCGCTTGTTGCCCATCATGAACATGTAGCCGCCGAAGTCCGCAGGCGTCCAGACGATATCTTTTGCGCCGCCCTCGCAGGAAAGGCGCGTCTGGATGGTGTCGCCCTTCTGCTGTTCCGTCGTGTGGAACACCACGATCAAATGCTTCCGGTCTTTTGCGCGGATCTGATAACACAGCCGGTCAAACTCAGACTTAATCACGCCGTACATCGCGCGGCCATCCTTTGCGGCCTTGCTGTCCTGCTTCTTCGCCCAATCCTTCATCAGCTGCACCAGCATGCCGCCGGTATCGATTACAACGGATTCAGCCGCCTTGTATTCGTCGGAGTCCATATCGCCAAGCATTTCTTCGTAGGATTCCACAACAGAGGTCACGCCGCGCTGCTCTGGCCTGACGCGGGCAATGCCGTTGTCCGTGTCGAACAGAAACGGCTTCGGTGCGGAAAGCGCCAGCGTTGTCTTGCCAAGGCCGGGCTGTCCGGAAATGATGCACATGAATTTCTTGTTGCTGAAATCTAGTTCAGCGGGTTTCTTGATTGCCATTTTATCCTTCCTCCTGTTTCATCTTTCCCGCCAGCCGCAGCGGCGGGATCAAATAACGATCTTCGTCCGGCTCGTACTCCGGCTCGTACTCCGGCTCCGGAATGCTCAAGTACAGATTTTCGCCGTCATACGCCATTCCGGCTCACCTCCTGGCGGATCAGCGCTTCGCAGAAGCTCTGAACCGTTGAATAGCCTAACTTTTTCAGAAGCCTGTCCAGCTTCTTAGCCTGATCGTCCGTCAGCCGGAAATAATACCGGTTCGTCTTCTTCCTGCGCTCGACGCGGTTCTTCGGCGCGTCCAGCGCCTTGATGGAGGCCGCAGCCTCCGGCACGAGCTGAACGCCGTATTTCTCCGGCGCTTCGCACTGCGAAAGCAGGCATTTGTTGAACTTCGGGTAGTCGGCCCGAACCGCCTCGACACAGGCTTTCGCGCCGTGCCGGACGCGGGAATCCGTTAAACTTGACATAGGTTCCTTTCTGCCCTATAATAAGGGCGTCTTAAGTTTCCTTTCGGCCTCTGTCGCGTTGCAGCGCGGCAGGGGTCATTTCTTTTTGCCCGTGCGCTCCCGGATAAGCCTGCAGGTCGCGTCCCACTGTGAACAGACGATCTCGGCATAAGTGCTGCAGAGCCTATAGGAATTTTCTACGCATTTGCTGCGCTTGAATTCCAGCATCTCGCAGACCTCGCAAGGCGTCATCAGCAGCGCCTTTTCCTTGATGTCCATCACAGCAGCCCGAATAGCGTTGTCCCCAGCGCGATTGCGCCGGTCGCGATGGCCTCGTTGGTCATCTCCGCCCCGCAGGCCAGCACGGCCAGCGCAGCCGCCGCCCCGCCGATCCACAGGCACAGCCGCTTGACCATCCGGACCATTGCCCGCTGCTGCTCCAGCTCCTCATTGATGCGCTGTCTGCGTTCCTCGGTCGTCTCTACGACCGCAAGTGCGTTTCTCATACGGTTTTCTCCTAACTCAGGTTTTCTTCGATCCACGCTTCCAGCTTACGGGGGTAGATCCAGAAGACCGGATCCTCCATTTCTACAGCGTCGCCAAAAGGGAATACGCGCTGCAGGATACCTTCCCGAAGCGTCTTCGGGCCAATTTTCATCCCCGCCTCCCGAAGCCGGTCAACGGCTTCCTGCGGGGTGATCGTAGATGACTTACACATCCGTCATCCCTCCGTAACCGAGATCACGTTGTTGGTGTCCGCGATCTTGTCGATCAAGTCGTTATACGCGGCTCGTGCGGTGGCTTCGGTGGGGTAGTAAGCGATGACCACGTAGCTCTTGGAAAGCGCCCAGTGCGTTTCGTAGTTGTAGCAATGTCCCGTCTTGACGGTGTTGAAATCACAGACCTCACCGCTTACTGTGTCAACAAAGACTGGCTGTGGCTCGACGCAAATGATGTCGCTGCTGTCAAATGAACAACAGCGCATTGTCGCGTGATTGTTGATGTAGTTCATGCGTTCTCCTTTCTGCTCTCCTCGATCGCCTCGTCCAGCTCCTGCGGCGTGCAGCCGTAGAGACGGGCGAGCTTTTTCTTGTACTTCCTGGCGATTCCGTTTTTGCCGAGTTCCCAGTTCGAGACGGCAATGATCGAGACATCGACTTTCTTTGCGACATCTTCCTGCCGAAGCCCGGCGCGCGCCCGGAACTCCTTTAATGTCAAGTGTTCAACCCTCCTTATTTAAATTAAGAGCTTTAACTTGACAAAACCGTGTATAGCCGTTATTATGTAAGTGTCAGCCAACAAAATATTGTCCATACGCCCGCAAAACGAAGATCTGGATGAGGGCTTGGTTTTTTATTGCCTTGATTAAGCTCTGTAAGCATATTATAGCCACCATTATTGTGATTGTCAATATATCTTCCACTGTTTTTGTGGATTTTACATTTTTCACAAAACATCCTCTTTCGTCTTGGTCATTTTTTATATGAGGTTGATCTATGGGATTGTTTGATGGCTTTTTGCAAAAAGGAAAGCGCCCGCAGCAATCGACTTTTAGCGATCAGCGCCCGCAGGCCGAAAAGATTGCCGTACTTTTGACCGGAAGAATTGTCAAAGAGAATCTTGGCAAGCGCCAGCAAATTCAGATGGCAAAAATTGTTGCAGAAAAGATGCTGTATTATGCCGCGCTTCCGTACCAGATATGTGACTGCTTTTATATCGGAGAATCAAAAGCGTGGACAGGGTACAACTGGAACAACAAAGCGGTTCTGCGTACATCTATAGATGAAATCAACCATTTTTTCGCGACCGTAAAAGATCTTGAGGACGGTATGCTTAAACAAATAATACCGGTTGATTTCTTCATTGATTTCAATGCAATCTGTTTTGAATACCGCTCTGGCACATCGTCCTTATCGCTACCGCAGAGTTATATTTTATATACCCCAGAAACTAAGTCCGGGAAAAAAGCTCAATATCCACTTGTCGCTTATTTCAACACTATCGCGGATTCTCCCAAAGATCACGGCGGCGAAAATTATGCGGGCGAGCTCTATTATGCGATTACCGGAGAGGTTGCAAAAGCGACTATTCATTGTTGGAAGCACGGCAAGTTCTCTGAGTTTAATTTTGCAGTCGTTGGTCGGACTTTTATGATTTCAACAATTCGTATGATTAACCAGAACACGCATCGAATTGAGCCGATATACGATTGTACATGGCTGCTTACAGACTATATGGATTTTGCAGATTCTGAATAGATCAAGAGGATAAAAACCATGCCAAAAAAACCAAGCAATGTTTTTGTGAATGAGAATTGTGTGCGTTTAATTACTGAATACTGCGACAATGCAGACATTAGTAAGGCCGCTTTTTCCAGAAGGTTTGGCAAGCATGACCGTTGGGTAAGTGAGCTTGCGCGCGGGCGCAGTATGCCCTCCCCTGAGGAAGCTGCTCGGATATGCGTCATGCTTCAAGTTGCCCCAGAAGATATTCTTCAGCTTGAAAGTCCCACAGAAGAAGGCACAGAAAAACGAAGGGCCGACATCGAGCTTGTCCGCGACCTGTTCGAGCAGGAGCGGGAAAAGAGCGCAAAAAAAGAGCGCCCCGCCGATAGCGAAGCGCTTATAAGTGATCTGCCGGAGGATATCCAGCAAATCATTCGGATATGCAAGGATCATCCTGAATTAGCGTCTGCTCTATTAGCTGTTGCGAAGCAGATAGAAAAAGGCTGAGCTGTTCAGGCGTAAATCGTGCCAGAGTTTCAATCAGTTCTTTCAGTGTAGCGTTTTCCTTTTCATTCATCATAGGTTCCTGTCTCCAAAGTTCCAAATTCCGACGTCTATTTTTATGCAGTATTCACGTTGCAGCCGCTATGTTTTGATGATAATATCTAAGTATTACCAGATAAATGACGGAGAGCGATGTAATCATGCAGAAGCAAATATATAAAGTCGTCTGCCCCAGATGTGGGGAAGAATTTAACGAAAAATCGAAGAAATGCCCAAGCTGCGGAGCACCAAACAGGAAGGCTGTATGCCGCACCTGCGGCGCGCAGATCAGTGCGAAGGCCAAGAAGTGCCCAGCCTGCGGCGCGCGTCACAGGAAACGAATGAGCACTGCAGAGCAGGTGATTGTCATCCTCTGTATCGCGCTCTTCTTTATTCTCTGCGTTGCGCTGCTCTCTCAGGGTGGGTCTTCCGACTCCACCGTATCCGATGCCTCGAAGACGCCCGATGAACTTCGGGCCGAGTATATCGCAGAATGCGAGGATCTTTCCTATTCCGGGATCTCAAGAACACCGGACGAGTACAAAGGCCGGAAGACCGTGATCAGCGGGACCGTCATTCAGGTTCAAGAGGGGATTCTGGACTCCGCTGTTTACAGAGTCCAGACGGATTACGGGATCTGGTACGTCGCCTATACAAGAGGCGAAGGTGAAAGCAGGATCCTAGAAAACGACTGGATCACATGCTACGGCGAATGCAACGGTGTTGCGACCTACATTGCTATCCTCGGAAACTCAGTTACGGTCCCCAGCATGACCATGAAATATTACGACCGCGGCTGATTTTCTCGCTTCTTCTTGTATTCCCGCTCGATCTCCTCGAGACATTGGCGATATCTTTCTTCTGATTCCCTCATTGCTTTTGTCATCTTGACTTCCATGATGACGAACGTGACAAGAAATCCGATCAGTGCCACGAGCGCGACGGCCAGCAAATACGTCATGAATTTCTGCAGCATTGTAATACCCATCCTTTCTATCAGTTCAATATCCGCGGTTCCCTGCGGTCGTTCTGCTCCTGGCTTACATCGGCGACGCAGGCGAAAAGGAGCGGGACGCCCTTGATGTAGTCCAGGCTCAGGCTATGCACATCCTTAAACAGCGCTCCATCGACAATTACGTTGACCTTCCCGTGGTCGAACCGGATGTTGATGCTCTCCATGTTTTTCCTCCCGTATATCATATTATAGAACGTTTGTTCTAAAAATCAACTTGGCATTCCGCACAAACTATTCATCGATTTTTCGGCAAAGCCGGAGAATGAATATCCACGTTTTGGGACTGACCTCTTGATTCCATACTGTCGTCTGATCGGCCCCATCGTATCTGGAACATACGATGGGGCCTTGCAGCAGATATCCATTGAAGCAGCTATCTGCTACGTCTATATCGTAGCAGAGTTTATCCGGGAAAGTCCATACTCCGGATTGCGTATCGCTACCCTGTTTTGCAAAACCCGTAGTCTGAAGTGCAAATTTCTTATCCTGTTTTTAAAATTCTGCAAATCTGCTACTGGAGGCGTTTATTTTGACATCAATGGAAAAATTGCAGCCGTTTTTTGATGCGTATTCGCAGAAGATCCGGCAGCGAAGAAATGATCTCGGCATGACCGCAAAGACATTATCCGAAAAGTCCGGCGTCCCGTACTCCAACATCTGCAGAGTCGATTCCGGCACGCAGGCGAACCCTCTGCTTTATAACGCTGCTGCAACTGCCGACACGCTTGGCCTCTCGCTGGACGAGCTGTGCGGCCTGCCGAGGCCCGTAGCTGATTCTGGCAAACTGAAGGAGCGAAACAATGAGCTGGAAATCGAGAACGCCAGATTGCTTGCAACGAATGGCGCCCAGCGGGCGCAGATCAAGTCTACGCACACGATATGCTACGTGCTGCTGTTCATCTCGGCCATGCTGGCGGTCTCTCTGGTGGCTTACCTTGTCATTGACGCCCAGATAAAAAAGGCCGGTCTCATCCAGGGCGGAACGCTCTCCGCGCTCGCCTGGGCATTTATCGCTCTGATCGCTGCCTCCGTCATCTTCGGCGGCATCGTGATCCTACGCATCATCCGGCGTGAAAACAGGGAGGACTCTACATGACGCAATGCGTAAAATGTAAAAAGGAAATCCCGGATGGGTCTCTTTTTTGCTGTTGGTGCGGCCGGAGGCAGCAAGACACACAGAAGAAATCACTAAAGCGCGCGAACGGGACAGGAACCGTATATAAGCTGCAGGGCCGTCGGAAGCGGCCGTGGGTCGCTGCCAAGTCCGGCGTTATCGTCGGATACTACGATAAAAAGACTTCCGCCCTGGAGGCGCTGGCGCGCCTGCAGGGCAGAAGTCTTGATGAAATATATAACTGGACATTTAAAGAAGTCTATGAAGCTTGGAAGGATGAACACTTTCGCGATATTGGAGCAAAAGGAACCGAATCCTACGAAAGGGCCTATGATATTTTTGAGCCGCTGCATGAAAGGAAGTTCCGGGAGCTTCGAACCGCCGACTATCAGGCGGTAATCGATCAATACAGTGCGAAATCTTACTCGACCCTTTCAAAATTCAAACAGCTCGTAACACAAATGTCTCAATGGGGGATTCGGCAGGAGCTCATAACTACCAATTTTGCGTCGTTCGTCAAGCTTCCGGAGAACGTCAAGAAAGAGAAAGAGATCTTTTCCGCCGATGAAATAAAGAAGATCGAGAAAGACGGCTCGCAGGAGGCCAGGCTCGTTCTCATGATGATTTATACCGGCATGCGAATCGGCGAACTGTTTGGGCTTCGCACAGAGAACGTGCACGAAACCTATGTAATCGGCGGCGAAAAAACCAAAGCGGGGCGGAACCGGATAATCCCTATCCGCTCAGAAGGGCGGAAATACTTTGCCGAATTCAAAGAACGCGCGAAGGGGGAGCTTTTAATTTCCGGCTATGAAGGTCAAAAGGTAGCCGCGAATTTCCGGAACCGTGACTACTACCCGCTTTTAGAGCGGCTCGGGATCCCAAAGAAAACACCACACGCTACACGGCATACGTTCGCAAGCTGGGCAGTTGCAAACAATATCAAACCAGAATTGCTGCAGAAGATGCTTGGACACGCCGACTATTCTACGACTGCAAACATTTATGAGCACTTTGATATCGACCAGCTCGTAGAAGCAATTGACGCGCCGGTTGCTAACACGTTGCTAACAAATCAAAAAGCAGTCAAAAACAAAAATCCTTGAAACCATTGAGATTTCAAGGATTTCTTGGTGACCCGCCGGAGATTCGAACTCCGGACACCCTGCTTAAAAGGCATGCCGTCTTAATTTTCCGGACTATTTTCAGACATTTTCGGGCATCTTTAAGTCTTTATCGGCAAATCCAAAAGCAAAAAACATTTTCAGGCACTTATAGTTTTTTTCGGTTGCTAACAAATAACTAACATATCACATGCGTTGTATTTTCTGCATAACAGAATTATATACTTTCGCGTTGACAATTGCAAGTGTATCCATTAGTTCGTCAATGATTGGCCATACTCTGGACGGATATTTCCCTGCGACCGCACGCAGGAAGTCGCTGTCGCCGTAGCTGCCTACTGTCTGCGGGGCTTCCGTCTGAATCGCTGGCGCTGGGTCCCCGGAGTAAGTTGATACGCGCATACTCCGACCTCCACGCTCATCCTCTTGCATTTTATTGCGTATCACATAAAGGTCTGCCAGCTTGGCATAGTTGGGATAGCTGGATTCTTCATATTCCAGCCGTGCAATCTCCTTTCGGATCTCGGCTTCATCCAGCATGCGCGTCCCTCCCTATGCCCGCTCGATCTGCTCCATGCAGCGGCGGATCGCTTCACGGGTCGTATCGTCGTCCGCGTCGCGCATCATATCCTCTAGTTTCGTACGCATATGCTCGCGGGCGTCAGCACGGCTGTAGCGGCCCATCGCATCACGTCGGCGACCGCGATATGAGCTGCCGCGGCCGTACGTGCCACGCATGTCCGCTTCCCACTCTCCATCACGAGAATAGCCGCCATCCTCGAGCATTTCAATTTTATAGGTGTTCTTGATGGAGCTGGTAAGCTTCTGGATCGCGTCGAGGTCTCCAGCAGACATTTCACGCTTATCCGCGATATCGTCAAGCTCCTTGCAGAGCATTTCACGGAGATTTCTCAGATCATACATATTGCGTCCTCCTTTCAAGCCACACGCTCGACGGTCAGGTTGCTGTTCGCAAAATTGACCGCCTGCGTGCTGGTGTTGCGCATGCCTACCGTCACGCAGCAGCCCTTCGGCACGCTTACCTGCGCGGAGACATAAACATTAAAGTAGTTTTCGACAGCAGCCGGAGTAACGGTTGCAGTCGCGCTGGTCAAAGCTTCGCCGTTGATCGCAAGCGCGGCGGTGATCGCCTCGACTGTGCCGCCGGTCGGGATAGCGATATTGCCGCCATAAGAGACCTTGAAAATCGCCCTGCACTGATTGGTCAGTCCGCGGAGCGTTACCTGCCCGCTGCCCCTGCGGTGCACGATACACGGTTTGCTGCTGACTGCGGTTTCCGTCAGCGGGACATTCTGCCCAGCGGCGACGTTGACGATATTGGAGTTGGTGAATTCGGCCATAAAATCAGTCCTTTCGTAAAAATATAGCGGCGGGGTAGTCGCCCCGCCGCATTGCTATCGAGTATCGGCAATGGGGCCGATCATTTTCGTGAGGCCACGAAAAAGCTCTACGGTATGGAGTTGTTACGCAGCGCAGCCGCCGCAGCCATAGTTGTAGCCGCTGTTGCAACCTGCGTACTGGTACGGAGCCGGGACCGCAAACGAGGGGACCGGGCGCGGGTTGTAATACGCCAGCTGCCCGCTCACGTAGGATTTCAACGTATCGTTCTGCGCGGCCTGAGACGCTGCCAGCTGTGCAGCGAAGAGCTGCTGACTCTGTTCAGCGATTTTCGCATCCTTCGCAGCAAGCTCCTGCGCGGTCAGACGCTGGTCGATGCTGCGGAAGCCGCAGTTCATAGCGTCGATGATATCGCGGGTGGTGTTCTGCACAAGGTTCCGCGTATCGCAAGCCTGCGTGGCGAGGTTGTAGTTCACGCCCTGAATCGCCTCTCTGGTTTCGCAGCAGCAGCTTGCGATCTGCGCCTGCAGTGCATTGAGCTGCTGCATGAACGCCATCTGCGCGTTGCAGCGTGCGACCTCGGCCTGCGAGAAGCCGTTTGTCACAGCCTGCGTTACGCCAGCAAAGCCATTGAGCATGCCGGTGTTCATGGCGTAGAAGCCGTCGCACAGCCCGGAGTTCACGCTGTCCAGCTTGCGTTCGAGGTTCGCGAAATCGGACGTAAGCACATAGCCATCCATCACGCCGCCGTTACCGTTACCATTGCCACCCCAACCGTTTCGGCCCCAGCCGAAGAGGAAGAGCACAATGATCCAGATCCAGTTGTCGCCCCACATTCCCATGCCGCCGCCGTAGTTGTTCGCGGGCTGAACAGGCATAGTCGTCTGGATGCCTCCATCAGTAAGACTCATACAAATTCTCCTTTCGTAGATTTTTGATTTATCTCAATCGTGGCCACGAATTGAAATTAAGTTATCCGAGCAGTTGCCGGAACTGCACAGCCATATGCTGCATTTGATTCAGCTGCTGCTGCGAGATCTTCCCGGACTGCACCAGTTTTTCAACCTCGGCTTTCGGGTCGCCCTGAAATGTCTGCTGAAACTGTCGGAACTGCTGCACCATGTTTTGGAACTGCCCGACCGTACCGGGCATTTGCGCGCCGCCGAGGGCATTAAACAGCGGATTCGCCATTGGGTTCTGCCTCCTTTACCTTTCTTGTCGGCCTGACGCTGGGAGCCGTCAGCTTGGCCACCAGCTCGTCAAACTCTCTGCGGGTCACGTATTCCTCGCTCTGGTCTTTTCGCGGCGCCGTGGGCGTTATAACAGCCTGTGTGCGCTCTACAAGATCGTACGTTGTCATAGTAGGTTTGCCGCTTGCATCGGCCTTTTTGACGTACACAACCGGCGCGTTCATATCCCAGAGGGTAACCGCATTGTTGGGTGCGACAATAAAATCATTCGCCGACTTCTCGTTCGGGACCCAGATGATCGCTTGGTTCTGCTGCGGCTGCTGCGGATACTGCATCTGCGGTGCGGGCTGATATTGTGGGCGCATTTGCATCTGCGGTTCCTGCATCGGCGGCATGGGCGGCTGATTGTAGATCGGCTGCTGATATACGTTGTACGGCTGTTGTCCAAACATCAGGTTTCCTCCTTTGCCCAATAGAACAGCGGGATCTCACTGCCGCTGTCCCACGTGTCAAAATAGCTTCCGTCCTCCACGCACACGACGTGGCTGGATAAGGCCAGCACATACACGCCGCGCGGATGGTCTGCCGCGAACTCCGCGACCGTATAGCAGTCCGGGCATGTGTTCGGGATCACGTTCCGGGCAAAGCCATGCTGCCGGAGGTATGCGCCCCATACGCTGTTTGCGGACGGCATATCGCCCATGATAAGCCCCTGCAGGCACAGGCCCATGTACGTCTCATCCCAGCTCTGCCCTGTCGCTTTGGAGATCGCCCGGACCGTGCAGTCTCCGACCTGACGCCCGGCCGGGTTCGGATTAAAATAAGAAAAGCCCATACCGAACACTCCTTTGATGTGTCCAGTATGGGCTTTTTTTCGATTCCTTGTGCCTCAGTTGTGCATCAGACCGGCATCACTTTTGTTCAGCTCGGGAGATTCCCGGACGCGGCCTTCATTCTGGCCATGATTTCCGGCAATCGCCGCTGCACGGTGGCCCTGCCGAGATACAGTTCTGTCGCAACATCGACCTGCGGGAGCTTATCCACGAAATAGAGCTGCGCGATCTGCGCGTTCTCGCGGCCGAGATTTGCCTGATAGATCACGGTTTCCATGTCCTTCCGCGTCAGGCCGCCCAGCTCCGGCGGCAGCTTGGCGCGCGCCTGCGGTGCCATAGGCCCGCCCCCCTTACTTCATGGCTGCAGCCAGTTTTTTCAGTAGATCGTCGCCGTACTTATAATCGGAGAGATACTTGATGGTGTTGTCCGCGAGACCGGCCTTTGCCTTAATGGTCTTCTTGGCGTCCTCGACGGTCTTGTCAACCGTTTCGGTGTCGTAGTCGACCCACGGCAGTTTCCCGTGTTTCTGCCACTTGCGGCTGTTGTAGCCGCCTTTGAGGCCGATGTTGCCAACACACGTGATCTGCACGCCGTCTTCCCAGATGGGCGTGCACTCAACGGCAAGACCGTCGCCGATGTACAGGCCCCAATGCCCGGGCATCCACAGGCCCTCGCCCGGCACGAGCTTATCCCAGCCGGTGGACGATACGTCCTTGCACTTGGCGATCATGCCGTCGGCAGAGACGTCCGGGACGACGTTTCCGGCATAGCGCGCGCCGCCGTGGTAAGCATTCTTGTTGCCGTTCCAGCCCCAGAGAATGCCCTTTGTCAGGTTCACGCAGTCAAAGCCGAAGTAGCCCTTTCCGATGAGGCCGCGGTATCTGGCCTGCTTCGCTGCAGTGTACCAGTCCGGATACTGTTTTGCTTTCTCGGCGATGATGCCCTCACTCACCGGAGAGCCGAAGCAGCCCCACATGTACACGGTCTTGTAGTTCTTCGCGACGTCGATATGCTTCTTGACGAGTTCAGACGCTTTCATGACACTCATTTCTGCGCATCCTCCTTCGTGCTGCCGCCCTCGATAGCGTCCTGCACCTTCTGGCTCTGCGTGCCGAAGTAGAAGGTGATGACCGTCAGGAAGATGGTCAGGAAGTCCTTGCCGGAGATATCTCCGCGCAGGGCGAGGACGGCGAAGATGATGGTCAGGCCAAGTGTAACGATGGATTTGACGCTCAGGAGATTCCCGAGCCGCTTGATGATGTTTTCCATATGTACCCCTTTCGTGGTTCCGGTTATTCGTCTTTGTCCTTTTTTGCGAAGACCCGCTTGAACGCGAGCAGAAGCAGCTCACCGCCGAACGCCGCGGCGGTGAACGTCAGCACGGCGGAAAGATCGATATCCAGTTGAAACAGGACCGCGATTGTCTCGAGCAGCACCGCCCACACGAGCGTGAGGGTCAGCACGCGGATGCAGTAGAACACGATGGTCTTGGACATTTCGCCTTTTGTCCAGCGGAGTTTGAATCTCACATCGTCACTTCCTTTCACACTGCACTTCCAGCTGATGCAGGAATTGCTTGACGTCCCCGTTTCCTCCCAGATCTACGTATTTTTTGCCCGCGATCAATCGCTCCGACATCGGCATTTCCTCTGACATGATCGTCAGGCGCAGGATAGACAAGTATTGCTCATCCTGGTGCTTCTGCATCTTGTCGAGCTTTTTGTCGATCTCGGCCAGATGGTCGCCCTGGGAGTCTGCCTGTGTTTTCTTCTTCTGCGCTGCGCCGACGATGGCCTGAATGACCGTCGTCAGCGCGGACGAGCCGAGGACGGCGCAGATGATCGTGATGGTTCCAGCATCCATGTTTTTACCTCTTTTATGTATTTCCCGGCGGTCAGTCGTTGGCCATTTTGATGTAGGTAACTGTGTCGTCGGAATAGCTGACGTTCGGCAGCGTATCGCCGCCGAGCTGGTTATAAAGCTCCGGGTATTCCGTCTGCGAGAAGGCCGAGCCGTCGCAGGCGTGCCACGGGGCGGCCAGCTCCCGCACGGTGACGAGTAGATCGCCGATCTTGTATTGCGGCGTGGAGAGATTGTCCAGCGCGTCGTTGATGGTCGGGTCGGCCGGAGCGTCGTCCGCCGTCCAGAGGAGGGCGGCAGTTTCGTCGGTCAGCAGATTCGCCTTGACGAGCGGCGTTTCCTCGGCCAGCGGTTCGTCTTCCAGCCGGAGCCAGACCTGACGCAGCGGATTCCCCGCCGCGTCATAGGCCCCGTAGCAGACCGCGCCGTTCGCCAGATCGTTCGTCCCTTTTCTGTCCCGCATGGCTCATTCCTCCACGGCCTTGATGTAGGCATGACTGCGGCTATCCGGGGTGATCGTTGGGATTTTCTTAGCATCATAAGTAAAATCTCTATAGATGTTGACGCTAGAGGCTCCTTGCGATTTTAATGCACCAACGATTAAGCCAGAACCGTTACCTGCAAAAGTATTGACAGTTGCTGGTACATCACTGGTCAGGAAGCCCTGAGCTACGTCATCGGTGTACAGTAATTTAGGAGTACCACTGCTAGCTTCGGTCGCAGCAGTGCGTGCAGCTACTACAATAATTCCACCAATCAGTTTTACCCAGTCGCGCTGCGAGCCTATTACAGGATAGGTCGGAAGAGTTGCAGCAACGAAGGTTTGACCTCCATCGATTGAGTATGCGTAGTTTCGTGAGTCTGTACCTCTGCCGAGAGCTACGATTAGGTCACCTTCGACTACAATACCGCTATAGTCTCCTTGATTTGAATATATCACCTGCCAGGAGTCATAGTCGTCTGGAGTACGTGTTCGAGCTAACTGATTGGCACTCGAATATTTGTGTGTGCCCTTTGCGCCGTAGAAGTAACCGTCGGCCTCGTTATATGCAATATTTTCTACAGTGTTTGAATCAGAGCCCGAAGATGTTCCACCTCCGAAATCGCTTGTCTGCCATGCTGGAGGAAATAAGCTTAAAGACGAGGTCATACCATACTGCTCTTTCTCTACCAGATAGTATCTCGTGCCATCTGTAATAATATCCTCAGCACTATCACCAGGTACAAAGGAGTCTATCTCCTGCTGTACCTCACCTCCGATAGTCCATGGTCCAGCAGGCTGGCTTGCATAATAGATATAGCCTGTGTAGTGTGCCCTAATACCACCACTGTATGGAATATACTTAATAGCGATGCATACATATTTATTCTCGTAGTAGTGTACAGGCGTAAGTTGATGTACATTATTCGCAACAGATATCGCATGCCACGAATTCATGCCATCACTTGAGTACCACATTTTAGCAGTATAGAACTCCTTCTGACTTACGTACTGCACTCTTGTTCGAAACCAAGTACTATTTGCGTACGAAATAATATCTCCCGCAGCGTCAGGCTTGCTATTAGTGTCCATAACCTGTGTGTCCCAGTTGCCTTGACTTGCAGTCACACGCAAAATGCTGAACAGCTCAGGGTAATCAGCTTGCGAAATGTAGCGTCCATCACAGGGCAACCACGCGGAAGACGGTGCTTCACGGGACGTCAGCTCGATATCGCCGATGAGGTGCATACCCTTCGATAGCTTTTCAAATGCCTGGTTGACAGTTGGGTCCTCCGGTTTGTTGCTGCCGGGCCAGAGCTTCGAAGCTGTGGCGTCCGAGAGAAGATTTGCCTTGCTGAGAGGCGTTCCCTCGACGGTCGGCGCGTCCTCGCGCCGGAGATATTCATAGTGGTCGAGCGTGCCATCCGCGCGGTAGATGCCATAGCGGATGGCCCCGTTCGCCAGTACCTGTGTCGGTTGTCTGTCTGTCATAGTAATCCTCCCGCGGCGCACTCCGCCGCGCCGGTGTAGCGAAACGCATTTATCACATTGTCGACCAGCGTCTCGCAGATGGTCAGGATGCGTTCGATATCGTTTGCGCCCGCATACGTCAGCAACGCGATCTCCGGCACATCCGGGGCATTTGCGGGGTAGGTGAGCGCGGCGCGGACGTCGCCGATCTGGTCGTGGTATGCGCTGCCCTGTGCGGCTGTTATAACGTCCGTCATAGCCCAATCTGTCTTCGCCTGCCACGTGATATCCCTGCCGCAGACGCCGGTCAGGCGGTCGCGGAGGTAGTTCAGCGCAGTCCCGACGCGGTTGAGGTCAACGGCGTTGTATGCGCCCTTCATCCCCGCCAGCCACTCCGCCAGCTCCGCCGCCGTCATGCCCGCGTAGCCCTTCACAGCCAACTCGTGCACGCTTGCGACGTCCGCTGCCGTTCGGTCGGTGATTAGGGTGTCAATAATCGTACTCATAGAAGCTCCTTAACGCCCGTCGGCTTTATCTATGGCAAGCACTTAGTGCTAGCATACAACAACTGCAAACTTCTCAGCATAGATTTGCTCAAGTCTCTCAGTACTTGCTGTTCTCAAGCGATTCTTCCAGTAGCCATTCTCCTGATTTGGCCACCTCTCATCTGCAAAATCGTCTGCGCAGCCGTTTTTCTCATACCATTTGTATAGCTTCTCGAGCAGCTCCCATCGATGCATACCCTCAAGCGTGTTTGGCCTAAAATAATTCCAGCCATTCTCGCTCGTAGCGCTGCATACTGGATTTCCATTCCAGTAGAGCATACCGTCTTGCTCGTGCAGGATCGTGCCGAATGGTATATTAACATCTCCGCAGATCGCTCTAGTCTTGAACCGCTTATAAGTGATATACTCCATTTCTTCTCCTCGCCGACTACGCGCCCATTGAGGGTGCAAGTCTCGATTTCTGAATTATACGCAAAAGCCGGGCGCGAAGCCGAGGGAAAAGTACGCGTAGCTGTCGTAGACTGTGCCGCCGTCGTCTACAAACACGAAGCTGGTGGAGTAGCCCGCAAGCGGGGAACGGAGCCACCAATAAGCGGCGGTACTCGTGCCGTCGTGCTTGTACTTTTTTTTGCTATTCCCTGCGGAATAATAGGCGTACTGTGCTTGCTTGCTCTTCTCGTTGCTATTTGCGTCGGAAATGCTTCTGAAAACCTCGTACTCCGAGAGGAGGAAAAAGTAATCCGTTGTCGCCGTGACTGCGCTCGCCGCCGTACTTCCGCCGCCGGTGTTGTCCGTGTACTTGGTAACGGACTTGAGGACGGAACGGAGTGCTGCCGGGATGACCGCAATAATCGTCCCGGAATAGCTCGAGAGGCTCGTCCCGCAAATTTTTGTACGCATTTGCGAGCTTTTCCACCCGCCGGAGTTCGTTTTACTGCTGTTCATGGAGAAATAGCCGGTTGCCGAAACGTTCGCGTTATATTTGCTGTCGCAGAAAGACACGTCCTTACCGCCGGAGAGCGCGGTCTTTGCAAGCTGGAAATGGATACGGTTAGATCCCTCGACACTTGCGTTATGGTTAAAGCCGATAATGAAAGCGTAGGTTGTGTAATTCGATAATGAGAGATGGCCCACTGTTCCGTTCAGCGTGACCGCCTTTCTGTCACCGATGCTCCAATAGTTCGCACCTTCGCCTCGGTCGGACACCGATCTGATAGTCTCCCAGGCATTGTCGTTAAGCACAGCCGATACAAATTCAATCACCACGGACGAAGTTCCAACTACTACATCTTGCTGCTTTGTCGTTGCACCCAAAGTAGCTACGACCGACCACGTACCAGCTTCGTCGACCGTCAGTGTGCAATTCCCGCTCGCATCTGCCGTCCCGGAAACCTTTTTGCTTCCCTTTGTAGCTGTAACTGTTGCACCCGCGCTAGTCGTAACGACAATCTGCAAGTCGATGCCACCAGATTTCTTATAGATCGTATTGAAAATCATGCAGACGCCTCCTGATAATTCACACTCTGCACCGTCACATACACCGTGATTTCCGCCGTCGGCACCGTCTCGCACTGGAACGTCAGTGTCTGCGCCGTTCCATCCTCCCCGATGCAGAGGATCCCGGCGTCGCTGTACGCCGTCAGGTCACTCAGCTTCGGCGTCGGGATGAGCAGATGGTCTGTCTCTGTCGAGCTGGCCGCCGCAAAGCTCACTGCCTGCTGCTTCGTCGATGCGTTCCACCCCGCCACCGTGAGTATTACGGGGTAGGTCTTGCCGCCGATCGGCGTCAGGTGCTTTTCAACTGTCCGATCTGAACTGACAATATACCGGACCGCATTTCCGTATGCATCAAGTCCTCCGAAGCAAGCCTGTTCCTGTGTGCTTGCGATCAGCGGGTAGAACATGCTGTCCTCATCACTGTACATGAAAACAGACCGCTTGAATCGGCCAACCATCCATATCTGCTGTGTATATACGAAAGTTTCGTAGTTGCCAGGGCTTCCAGTCACCTCTACGAACATGACAGCAGGCGCATAGTCCGTCCCAGCTTCCGCAATCTCCCATGCCGTTGGCTTGCCATTGGCGTCCACCGCCTTGACCTTGATCAGGTCCCCGACGGAAGCGCCGGAGGCGAGGATCACATCTTGCTTTCTGTTCCACGCGTCTTTGTTGCTGCGCACGTCGGCGATAGCCTCGTCGATCTGCGCGCCGGTAAACTGGCTGTTGTAAGCCATACGATCACTCCTTCATACACAGAAAATCCTCGCCGTCCGCGGTCTTCAGCGCCTGCGACTCTCCCAGCGGGATAAAGCCGTAGTTGTCGTTCCAGCTGCCGTCCGCGCCCTGCGCGAACAACGAAATGCGGTATTCCCCATCACCGGAAAGCAGAAAATCGTCGTAAACCTCAAAGGTGCGCTGCGTGCCCGCCGGGGTCTGTGAGAAGGACGCGATCAAAGCGCCCTTCCCGCGGCCCCAATCCTCGCCGGACTTCGTCGCGCGGCACTCGAAGGCCGTGTAGGCGATGTCCGACGAGAAGGAAACGGTGATCGAGTCGAACCCCGAGACCGCCGAGATCTTGTTGCCCGTGATGGAGAATGTCAGCTGCGGCGCGGCCATCAGGCGGCACTCCAGGTCCCGGCGGCGTTCTTGACGAAGACCTTGACGATCTTCGTGCCGTCGCCGGAAGACGCTGCCTCGAGGTCCGCGCCCTTGACAGTGACGTTGATGGCGGTGTTCTTCTTGTAGCCTCCCGCCGTGCCGCTGACGTTAGTGGAGCCGCCCGTCGTCGGGATCTGCGTGCCCGCCGTGTGCAGGCTGCTCGTCGCCGGGACGACGCGAATGGTGTATTCCTCAAAGTCCACGTCGCAGACGAAGGAGAACGCCGCTGCATCGTAGCCCGTGACCTTCGAGATCCTGCTCTTGTCGGGGCCGGTGATGGTCACGGCAGGAATCGACGTGTTGAGCGTGATCGTGTCGCTGACTGCTGCCGTTTCGTTGCCGACGTCGTCGCGCATCTTGACATAGATCGTCTTGAGGCCGTCGCCGTCGGGCAGCGTGATGGATTTTGTCGCGGCGAATGTCTCCCACGACGCTTCCGCCTCGGTCTCCGCCGTCTTCGTGCCCCAGATCTTCATCTGGTAGCCCGTCGTTGTCTCGTCGGAGACAGAGATCTTCGCCGTGACGGTCGCGCTGGTCGCGTACTGTGCACCGTCGTTCAGGATCAGCGATAGGCCGGCAGGTGCCAGCGTATCAAGTGTCAGATTAAAAAAACTTGCCATCTGGATTTATCCCCTTTCTTCGCTTGTAAGTTCAATGTACAAAAATCCGCCCGGTCTTTCGTAGATGGTTTTCGTGCCCAGGTGGGCGGATTTGATGCCCATGGAGCCGATGAACAGCTCCAGAATGCGTTTGAGTCCAACTGCCAGCATGTTATCCCTCCAACAGATACAGTGTCCGCGCGTCCTTTTTGTCCAGCGCGTCATATTCGGATTTTGTCATCACGAGGATCGCGTCGATCTGTGCCGACTGGATGCCCCCGCCACCAGAGCCGCCGCCAGCACGCACGGAAACGTTAAAGGAAACGTCGATCGGATCGCGGTTCTTGAGTCCAAATTCAATGCCGCCCATCACAACACCGCCTTTGAAAGCGCGTGCGCAACGTCGATCTGCTTGATCTCCGAGCCAATCACGTCACCGCTCTTGAATTTCACGCGCACCTGCATCTGGCAGAGCTTCGGGAGCCGAAAGGTCTCCTGCTGGGTGAGGGGAAACAGAAACTTTCCGTCCTCGTATCCGATCTCTCCCGGATAGCTCTTTTGCAGGTAAAGCAGAGAAATTTCCACCTTTTCAACGCTTGCAACGTCCAGCGGCTGCCCTTTATTCTTGATGGTAACACTAAGGTTATACGAATCTCCCTGTACCAAATGCCGCACCTCCGTTCTATGTGCCGATAATCTTGCATTCTGCCGCCGCGATTCCGCTGAGGAGAATACTCATGCTGGTGATCGTGCCGGTGATCGTGCTGCCCCACGGCGTCGTCGTTTTGACGTAATCGCCGGGGGTCTCGCCGTCCATGACGATCCGCACGCTGTGGGTCTGACGGCGCATGTAATAGTCATAGACGTGCTGGGCAACCGCGGCGACGTTGCTGCTGCTGACCAGTGTGGCGTCCCTGACCTCGACGACGTTTGGCTTCGTCGTGGCCGTGACCTTCGGATTGGCCTTCGTCGTGACAGTGGTCGTGTGGTAATACGTCGTGCCGTCGACCTCCACGCTGTCGCCGCTGCCGGTCGTTTTGTACGCATGCGCCGTCACGCGCACCTCCGTCACCGGGGAAGATGTTTCCACGCTGCCGCCGGTATAGAGCCGGTCAAGCGGGATCTCCGCCGCCTCGTCCGACGCGAGCTTGCGCACCTTGATCCCGCGCGTGCCGCTGGTGTCGATGGTGGCGCAGATGGCAAATGCGATCTGCTGCAGCGCCTCGCGCTTCGTGCAGTCCGGGATGTAGCCCGTGACCTTTGCGTCGTCCAGCGAATAGTCGTATTCCAGCGTAAAGTGCCCGGCGAGGATCGTCTGGATCAGCGTCTTCGCAGACGCGCCGGAATAGATCGCAGCCGCGAACGGCTCGCTGTCCATGACGCCGAGGGCGTCGATGCAGGAAATATCATAGACGCTCACGCTTTTCCGGGAGGACGATTCGATATAAAACACGCCGATCAGGTGGTCTGAGTCATACGCGCTGACGGGCTGCTTCTGCTGGAAGACGTAGTCGATATCGTCCGCGCTGTCCAGCGAGAAGTCGAGCGTGTTGATCTCCAGATCGTCTGAAATGATGTTCAGGCCCTCCGTGACTCGGACGGAGCGCAGCTCTCCCCGCTCGAACTCCCGGACGATTCCGAAGAAGATCTGCGAGATCTTCGCGTAGTGGTTCGGCAGATGGGTCTTATTGATCTGGACGACGAGCTTGTTGTATAAGTCGACCTGCTGCTCGCAGAAATACTTGTACGAGTTCGGCGTGAAGGTCTTGCTCGCAAGCTGTTCTTCGCCGTTGTACCACATCAGGGCAATCTCGCTGCAGTAGTCACCCTCCGAGCCGTCGAAGTAGAAGAAAATGCCCGGGGACGAGAACTGACCATTCAGGGAGATCGTGATCGTCGGCGCTGCGTCAAACGTGCAGTCGTCGTTGCTTTGCACCGCGGACCAGAATGCGGCCCGCTGGTTCCCGAGCAAGACGCGCGTCCCGTCTAGGACCCACTGGTTCTGCTCGCAGGACGCCAGCAGCCCGGCGTCCGTGCCGTAGGGGAGCAGGGCAGGGTTCGCAAAGTCTTTCTTCGCCGTCGTCGTTACCGTCGACGCATCTGCTGCGCCGACCGCGACGTCTTCATATACCACTCTTACGCTCATGCCGGGGTCCTCTTCGGTTTCATGGCAACGAAATTGACGGTCAGGTTCTGCCAGCTGTTTTTCCCGGCATAGCTGGACGCCAGCTCGTCGTCGCCATTTGCAACATACGCGTCGAACGTCATGGTCGTCTGCGCATAGGGGACTGTCAGTACGTGGCTGTCTGCCGGTGCGGAGATCGTTTCATAAAACTCGTCGTATTCCTCGGGGTTCGATGTCACTGAATCAATTTCCAGGCTGTAATTGTAATAGGTGCCGATGATGTCGCGCGTCATTGCGCCAGTCATCACGCGCCCGGCATTGTCGCCGTCGAGCACGGAAAACGAACGTTTCAGACTCACGACGTGCAGATTTGGATACGCTTTCCCATCAAGGCTCAATACGCTTGTCATGTTCTCACCCCCGCCAGACGAACGCCAACGCGCTGCGTCTCGTCGTTGTTCGCCTGATATACCGCGCGGGCAAACTCGCGCTTATCGACCTGCATCACGACTGTAATGCTCCGGCCTCCCATGCCGCCCGTCTCGTTCATGGCCTGCTTGAAAGCCTGCACCATTGTGGCAAGCGGCGTTTCGATATTCGTTCCGCTTTTCTGGTCTCCCAGCACAGCCATAAACTCCCGGTTCGGCGGGATGACCGCGCCAGAGGCTAGGCGGGGCAGCGATACACGGGAAACAGGCGTGATATTGATGCCAAATGATTTTCCGCCAACAAGCGGAACCCAATCTGGAACTTCAAAGTGGATTTTGTTCAAAGCGGAAATCAAAAGGTTAATTCCGTCAATGATGAAGTTAATCGCGCCTTCGACCGTACCGACAATGAGATTCCAAACGCCTTTCAGAATATCTAGGACGCCGTTCCATGCTTTCTTCCAGTCTCCGGTGAATACGCCGGTCAGGAAAGTAATAAGGCCACTGAGGATCTTTTTCCATGCGTTGTACTGGTCGGAGAACAGCTTTCCGATTGTTTCAAAAATCGCAGCAAGTGCCGGGTTCTTGCCCTGCAGCCATGTAATAAATGCGCTCCAAGCGTCTTTGATGGAGTTTACAATCGCGTTCCACGTCTGCTTGAGCCCTTCCCAAATTTGTTTCGCGCCTTCTGCGGCAAGCTTTAAGTCTCCCGTAAACACGCCCTTGAAGAACTTCCCGAATCCGTCTATGATATTTTTCAGGCCTTCGATTAGTTCTTCGCCATGTCCGGTAAAGGAAACAAGTGCAACCAGAGCGGCAGCAAATCCCGCAATCAGGAGTGGAATCCAGCTACCCGTCAGAAGCGAAATGCCGATACCGGCGGCAAGTAGCCCCGCGATGATCGTAAGCGTATTTACTAAATTGAAGCCATTTTCAATGACATCCTTGATTCCGACAACCAGCATAGCAAGACCGCCCACAACAAGCGCAATTCCTGCTGCTATCGGGCCAAATGCGATTGCAAGTCCGGCGGCCAGCGCGGCAAGCCCCGCAAGCATTCCGAGGAAATTTTGCAAATCAATTCCGTTATTCCAAGCATCCAGCCAGAAGTACACAAGCGCAAACGCACCGGCAACAGCAAGGGCGATACCCCAAATCTTGCTCAGGTCGTTCGTGAACAAGCTCGCGATTTTCCACGCAAGAAGCCCTGCTGCAATAGCGCCTACCAAACCGAGAATGTCGTGGAGCTTGTCCTCTGCCATGTCGAGATTCGAAAAGTCCGGCGCGATCTCCGTTGATGCCGCGCCTCCAGCACCACCACCTGCCGCAGAAGCGGAATTATCGGTTAGCTGGTTGATCTCGTCAAAGCTTGCCATGCTCTTGCTTGCGTCCTCCGCTGCAGAGCCGACGCCTTCCAACGCTTTCTGTTCTTCATTCAATCCTTGTGCGGCTGATTTCTGCGAAGACCAGCTTTTCCCGGACAGCATACCGAAGAACTTCGCGATAGCTGTAACAACCTGTGTCAGAATGTTCACAAGCTTCACAAAAACAGGAATCACGACTTGAAGAATCGGCTGAGCCAGCGTCAAAAACGCCGCCTTAAGCCGCGCAACCGCTGCACGCGCCTCCTCGTTCTGCATGATTGTTTTCCCGAGCCATGTCCGCAGGCTTTGCAGCGCTCTAGTAATCAGAGAGAACACCAGGACACGCTTAAAAAGCCCGGAAACACGCTTGCTGAACGTGTTCATGCTGTCGGAAACATTTTTTGCGGCAAACTCCATCCGTTCGGACGCGCCGCTTGCGTTTGTAATCTCTCGCGTAAGCTCTCCTGCGCGTGTCTTCGCCGCGTCCAGCGCGGAGGTCTGCTCCATTACCTTGTCCGTAATTTTTGCGTACTTGCCGTCCAAGCTCTCAACGATCTTGTCTTGCTCTTTCAGACGCGCTTCCTGTTCCTTAATCTGTGCAGCAACTTCGGATTGCCGACTGTATGCAGAAATATACGCATCAGGCGATGCAGACACCTCGCCGGATGTGACCTGCCGCAGCCGCTCAGATTCTGCACGCAACGATTTCAACGCAGTTTCTGCCTGTTTTGCGGATTCCTTTGCCGCGTCAAGCTGTGCCTTGATCCCGCTTTGCTCGCCGCTGCTCTTTTTCAGGTCAGTTTCCAGCTTGTCAATTCTCGCTGTAAGTTTATCAAGCTCCCGCTGTGCTTTTTTCGCATCAACTTCCGCCTGCACAACGATTTTCCCATCTGCCATTTTCTCACCACCTTATTTTGAGACACCCCACGCTGCCAGAATATCCTTTTCTGCGTCTGTGTAATTCGTTTTCAAATCAATAATTTCACGGTTTCGCCTGTAAAACTCTCGTTCCTGCTTGTCAAGAGGCTTCCCGCGAGATTTCTTGTCCCGGATACTTACCACATGGGCAAACAGGCAGTCTCCAATTTCCTGATAATAGGATAAAAACGTATACCAGTGCAGATATTCCAATGCACGGATTTCGCAGCCTGCAATTCTGTTGATGGGCGCGACAATCATCTCAAAGTCCTGCTCCCACGACATCAACGTCGGCTGCTTTTTTTGCTCCTTTTGGTCTTGCTCGTGGTCAATAAACCTGAAACATTTCCGCAGTGCTTCCTCATAATCTGAAAACGGAATATCGTCAAAGTCAGGGTAGAATATCTCAAGGGCGGCAATGGCGCGCTCCTCTTCCGTCAAATCTTTATCAGAAAGAGCGGCGAGGATATCCAGCACCGCTCTATAATCTGATTCGATCTGATATGTTTTGCCGTTTACCTCGGCTGACGTCGGGAGCGCGTAGATCAGCGCTTTCTTTTCGCCCATCTGTCCGTGTACTGTTTTACTCTTGGGCTCAGTCTGGTTTTTTCGAGATCGAAACCAGCGTCCATCTCGTCGATGACAGCAAGCATAAGATTCGCCCATACCGGCAGACCATTTGCAAGCGCCATTACGTTTGTCCTGAACACTTCAGTGCAAATCGGCTTTCCAAAAATTCCGTCGATTTTTTCGCGAATCTCCGTGTCGAACTGATCTGCCAAATCGAGAATTTTTTTCGGGTCCGTCTCGTTTTCGGCGCGTTTTGCGTATTCATGCTGTCTGGATTCCAACTCTTCGAACAGCGAAAACAGCTTTTTCGCAAATTCGCTGTCCGTCGGGTTGAACTCTACACTCACGCCGCCGTTAATTTGGAAGGACTGTACGCCAGTATCAAATCTGATATCTGCCATTTATAGCCCCTCCTTACGCCGCAGAATCCGCCGTGAATGTAACTGCACCGTTGCTGCCGACCGCAGCCGTTCCGGTCGTGCGCGTACCGCCCAGCGTCACATCGAACGGCATGCCGACAAAGCCACCACCCTCACCGCCGAGGCTCGCGGGCTTGACCATTGTTCCGTCGTAACGCTCCGCAAAGACTGCTGTCTTGGCCGTGCCTGCGTAAAAATGAACGATAAGAACGTCCTGATTCGCCAGTGCTGCTGCGTCCTGGTCTTTGATAGCCAGGTTCCACAGCTTGACAAGCGCCGCGTCGCCTGCGTCCAGCTCGCACGGGTCAAAGCTCTGCGTGATGATGGGCTTCTTCATGGTGGTTCTTGTAGTGCCGAGGATATCCTTACTGGAATCCTCCTGCCAATCGTACTCCATGCTGGAATCCGTGACGCGCTTGCCGAACGGAGACCAGACAGGCGTAGACGACTCGCCGGTATTCAGGTATGCGATCAGCAATTCGCGGTCAATGGTCTGGCCAGCAGTGGTATTAAAGGTCATGTCTGCCATAATTAAATCACCTCATATGTCAGTTTCATAAGTATCTGATGGTCTTCTGTTCCGTCATCGTACCGGGCGAACAGAGCCGCACGGCTGGACGCTTCCACGCTCCGGACGCGCATGCCATCGCCCAAAGACGGATAATTTTGCATAGCCCAGTCTCCGAAGCGGTTCAGCATGGCGTCGCATTTTAGGCGCTTATCGTTGCTGCTGCCGGGGATGATACGGGCGATGATCTTAAATTGGTATTCTGCTTCATGCCCGCCAAGCAGGTATTTCCGTGTGATGTACGCGCCCTGAATAGCAGAAAGCGCCATGCTCGCGGAATCTGCGGCGAGAAATTCATAGTTGATCGTCGCGGCTGGCATATCGTCGTCAGAAAAGGAGTTCGCCCAGACCATCATCTTTCGGGCGATATCCTGTTCTTCTTCCGCTGACACCAACTTTTTCTGTTTTTCAGAGTCCATGTTTCACCGCCTTGTCCGCAACGCGGATCCATTTATCAAGGTTCTCAGCCTTTGAAGCCTCGAACCAGTGCGATTGTGCCTGCGCGTGTCCGGATGTCGTGAACACAAGGTTTTTGTCTGTCAGAACCTTCGTCCCACCCTTCGGTGCGTATGTGCTGCCCGTCTCCGGGTCAACCATAACTTTCCCGTAATACAGAAACCGTGCATACGGTCCCGGATAGATGATCGCATTACCGTCCACCATTGTTCTCTGGTCGAGAGAGCCCGTCAGGAACGGCACATATGGGCTTGTGTCCTTCCGCACCTGCGTTGCAACAATATGCTCCGCTTTGGTGCAGGCCTGCGCGAGATTTTCCTGCAGCGCGTCAAAACCGTCTGCCTTTACGCTGAATTTCAGCATTACGAGCCTCCGACCTGCCAGTGCTGCATAGAAGGACTGCCGAAGTCCTTCATGTCCACCTTTGTCACTTTGTACACATCATCGTACAGCATCTCGATCTGTTCTTCCGTCTTGTCCGGCTCGACTACTTCGCCCTTCACAAAGAATGTTGTGCCGCCGTTACCGTCCGTAGATAGCGTCCAGATTTTGCTTTTATCAGTTGCACGCCAGAACTCCTGCGGGCCGACGTAGCGCTTTTCTGCGCCCGTCACGCCGTCTACAGCAGCCGCAGAGAACGGAATGTACAGATTCACCGCATCTGCTCCTTCAAGCCCGCTCGCGCGGACATTGGCAGCTTTCGACGCTTGGAGCATTACCCCGCGAATTACAGTGATATGAATTTTTTGCGTATCTTTGAACGTTTCCGGATCCTGCTCCTGCGTGACGTTGTAGATGGTTACAGTGTGTGGGGCGTACATGAAAAACACCTGCCTCTGTAGAGAAGCCCGGTATGGGCTAGATATTCACGCGCTACGCTTGCAAGGGCATTCTTCGCCTCCGAAGCCGCTTTCAATGCGGATACGGAAGAATCTCCGCCGCTGCGAAGCGTCCTGGAATAGCCGCCTACAGTCTCGCTCTGCAATTCTCCTTCGTCAGATGCAAGCCCGGCGGACACATTCTTTCTGGCAAGCTCCTGCGCCGTGTCGATCAGCATATACTGGTCGACCAGAGCGCAGCAGCACATTTTCACAGCTTCGAGATCCGCGTAGTCTTTTACTCGGTTCTGCGTGTAATAATCGAGGAAGGAGCTGGCGCGGACGACCAGACGCTGGAAATCCTCTTCACTCACGCTGCCGTAGTAGCAGCCAGAGTAAAATTCAAAATCTGCATAAGTCATCAGCGCCGCCTCCTTATCACTTTGCCGTCACGCTCGCATTGCCGCTCTTAATCGCGTGGTAATTTCCATCGCACTCAACCACTGTCACGGTCTGGCCGCTTGCAATGGTCAGGTCGCTCTTGCCGTCCCAATCCTTCCAACCGGCAACATTATCGCCGTAAGCGACGGTCGCCGCGGAGGGGCCGGACGCGTACTTATACTTGTTACCCGCCGCAGCCTTTGCCGGAGATACGGTCAGCTTGGTATCGCCGCTCTTAGATCCAGCAGCAGAGGTGACCGCCAGGGAACCGAGCGTGCCGTTGTCGATGGTGCCGACGACCACGCCGTCAATGCGCTCGGCAAACAGCTCCATGCCGTTAATGACGGTGTCCGATGCGGTCATGTTGGTGTAATCAGGTTCCTCGTGGATGCCAATGTAACCGGTTGCGTCGGTGGTGAAATCGAACACTTCGCCAAGATCTGCGCCGTTCACGGGGATGTAATACAGAACAATGTTGTCCTTCGCCGTAGCGTAGATCTTTCCCTTGGGAACGCTGGAATTGAGGATCACAGTGCCAAGCCCGAGGAAGTTCTCGACGTAAGTCATGCCGAATGCGGTCTGCAAGGTGATGTTGGCCGTAGACAGGTAATCCGCAACGTCCAGCGGATTCATGAAGTAGACCGCGCCGATCTCGTCATCCTCAAAAAGAACCTGCAGATTGCCCCAAGCCTGCGCAAGAACAGTCTGGAAGTTCTTACCGCTCACCGCGCCGGTGCCGGTCGAGAGGAAGTCGAAAAAGCTCTTTCGGATGCCCTTCTGCACATCCTTGAGCATTTCGTCGGTGGTCATTTCCACCGCCTGATCGTAGCCGCGGTCTGTGATTGCCTCGGCAGAGGTAGCCTTACGCCACTTCTTGAGCGTGATCTCCTTATAGTTCACAGCCTCGGTCTTGTAGTGGGAAAGAGGGATGGTGTCACCCTCTGCCACAACGCCGCTCTCAAGCGTGCCGGTAGCCTTGTAGCTCTTGAGCACGGTTCCAGCCTGCTTTGCGATTTTGCGGGTAACACCAAGAGCCTCCATCAGCTTCTTGATGGAATAGCCGAACATTTCGGTAAATTCGATCTCGCGAACTCGCGCAAGATCAGCTTTTTTAATCAGCTTAGGATCAACAGCCATAGTTAATCTTCCTTTCTAAACAAATCCATATTTGCGGCGATTGCAGCGCGCCGCTCCGCTCTGTCAGTGATTTGCATGATCTCGTCTTTGGTCATCGGCTTACCACCGTCGTTGAGACGTGCGCCCATGTCCACACGGACAGAAGGTTTGGAGACAAGCCCCTTGTAAGTTCCTTCGATAAGTGCATCAAGGCTCTTTGTGTCCTTGATTTTCTCACCGTCCATCTCCAATGCGGTCATTTCCTCTCCGCAGCCGCGCATGGCAAGATCGAGATTTGCGCCTGTGATATTTTTGCTTTCAAAGTAAGCCCGAACAGCCTTTTCCTTTGCCGCCTTGCTTTTCTTTGCTGTAATGCCGGATTTATAAGCCTCAAAGTCCGAGTGTTCCTTCTCGTACTTCTCCTTATAGCCGCCATCGCCTGCTGCCTTTAGGTCATCCAACTGCTTCTGAACGCCAGGCAGCTTCTCTGCATCCGACTTGTACTTGCTAACATCAGCTTTCAAGCCGTCCACAGTGTCGGTGTGTGCTTCAATGATGGTGTCCACCTGCTCGTCGGTGAGCCCCATGCCTTTCAGTAATTTTCTGGTCAATGCCATTTCTATCTTCCTTTCCTTTGTCCGCAGTTCGTCGCGGCGATAGATTGTATAAAAACCGCAGTGCTTCGCGGGTTTTACCTGTAAATCATTTGTAGAAAACTTTTGTTCTTTCTGGTTGCTCCGGCAATCCTGCCGCCTTGCTGAACCTGCTATATTCTGCGTTCAGCCGCCGAAGCTTTATGTTCGCGGCGGTCGCGTCCTCGGAAATCCCAGCTTCTTTGTATGCGTTTCTAAGCTTTTTCTGCGCGCGGATTTGCCGCTCTATGCGGCGTTGCATCTGCGTTGCTTCATAGGCTGTGTAAGTCTTTCCGTCAAACGTGCAGCCAAGACCATCGTCGATATGCTCAAGCTGTTCGTCTGTGTAAGTTCGCTCCGAAACTCCCGGAACAAACGGGTATTTGTGATGCCTACAGTTTGCGCCTGTCAGACCGTCAACATATCCGTAACCAGTCGTTTCCACAAGGTCATCGTAAAGCCCCAGCGGGTCAGGTTCGCCGCTTTCGCTCTGGTAATAGACTTTCCCTTGCCAGTCTTTGTGGCTTGACCACGGCGACGCACCCGGCTTGTCACGCGCCCCAGAGTGCGCAGACACTTCAAAGTATCTCGTATCAAGGTACTCTGCGCTTTGGTTCGTGTACTGGTCGCAGATCTGATTCACGCCGGTCATGACAGCTCTCCGAACAGCAACGTCGATGTTGTCAACGTGTCCGCTTTCGTAGTTCACGACTTTCAGTCCGCCTGCAAGCTGTTGTACCGCAGACTTGATCGCCTGATTGTAGCTGATTGCCCCGCTCTGAATCTGCATAACAGCAGAATCCAACGCCCACTGATACGCACGAGCGGGCGGAAGCATCGTCCTTCCTTTGTCCACCAGAAAGCCCATAGACTGTGTGATATTATGAACTTCATCAAGCGTCTGCGCTCTGATTGCTTCGATGGTCGCAGTGTTCACCAGAATATCAGGCTTTGTCAGCCCTGCCATGTCGATAACCGATGTGTAATACTTCTGGTTTCTGGCAATAACATCGTCGAAAAGCTCCTTGAGCTTCTTCTCGCTGATTCCAGAAGTATTGCGGATTGCTTTTTCAATCTCCTTCGTATCGATACCATGCGAGCGAAGCGCCCGGATTGCTTGAACAGTCACTTCGTTCAGCTGATCTTTCAGCGCAAGCCTACTGCATATCTCATCGAGGAGCGTATCTTCCAATCCTCGGAACAGCTCTGCCAGATCCTCTGGGAGCGCATCAAGCAGTTCTGGGGTGAATGGATACCGGCTCATCTTTCACAACCCCAATAGTCCCAGTGTTTTCTCCAAATCCCACTACTCGACCTCCGTTTCTTCCTCAGTTACCATGCCCTGCGCCTTCGGCAGCGCCGCCTTTGCTGTCGCCTCGTCCTCGTTCATCCACTTCATGCGGAACTCCCAGTCGTTCATGATGCCTGCGCTGAGAAGCTGCATATCGCGCAGGAAGTCCGTCTGCTTGTCCTCAATGATTGAATCGTCAAAGTCAACAGAAATCTGTACTTCCTCATTCAGTCCAGCTTCCATGTACCTGTTCCCCATGCGGAGTAGCGTCCTGCAAAGCTCTGTGATTGCCTGTTCAAGCAAAATCTCATGCTTCTTGATCGTTCGGAACATGGTGCTGTTCTCACTGATAACCTGCGTCGCTGTAGCAATACTTCCCTGATCGAACTTGTAATGATTTTCACCGAAGCCGCACTTGCTGGACAGGATATTCAACATATCCTGCATACCGGTGTTAAACTCCGCCGTTCGAAGCGTCATGTCGACCTGCTGCAAGATGCTTCCATCTCCGCCTCGATCTTCCGGCAGCACATAATACACGGTTTCACGCTTGTCAAACACAGGACGGCCATCAATGGTTTTTGTTGCTTCCGGCTGCACCACAATGCGCTTTTTGCCAAGAACAAACTCATTCACGTAGCTGTCATATGTAATATCAACGCTCTTAAGCTGGTCGATGGCATATGCAAACACCGCCACACCAAGCGGGTTATTTTCATCGGAGTTCGCGATATTCAGCCTGTCAATGACAAACTGAGGCTTGCCGCTCCCTGTGTGTACAACAGGCGGGATTGTTTCAAATCCCTTTACACTGATCAGCGGGACTTCATCAGAATCATACAGATGGTTCTCGATGTCGTACTCGCCGCCGTTCAGCCTGTGAACTTGAATGTATGTGTACTCTGTATCGTCCACCTTTTTTGTAGAGGCGAACGCGCACTCTCTGATGATTCCATTGTCCCATGTCAGGGGATAAATGTTCGTCGCGCTGACATAGTTGATACGGATGCGCCCAGAATCAACAATTTCGGAGGTGTCTGGATTGATGGACATTCCCTCAATGACCGGAACATACGCGATCGTTCCAAGCGCTGCTTTTCGCTCCTGCGATTCGTTCGCCTTGACCTCCCAATTGTTTTCCGAGAGAATCGTGTCTACGAACTCCTGCTCCTTCTTCCCCTCGAGCGTGATGTTTACCCGCTCGTTCATCAGAAGGTTTGCCCAGTCCTCGCAGACCTTTTTCGCCATGCTTACGGAATATCTGCGGCATTCCAATTCTTCAATACCATTCCATACCGTGTAACTGTGGAAGTCCTCGACATTTCCTTTGTACCAGTCTCCCCACACGCCGATCAGTTTGTAGAAATCAATACCAACTGTATCGAAGCCAAGCTCCTTTAATGCTCTGCGTATGTTCACTCTTTCACCGTCCTATCATATGCCCGGCGCGTTCCAGGTCTTTGTAATAAGGCTCTATACTGTACTCAAACGCATCGAGGCTATCAATATCGGATGTCCCATCGTCAAGACGCTCGTCCTCGAACTTATCCGGGTCATAAATTGCTGATTGGAACGCATCGATCAAATGCGGGCAGTTCCGCGAAACCTTGAGCCTGCCTTGCTTCATCAGAAGCACAACAAGCCTGATTCTGTCCGTGATCTGCATTTTCAGCGCGTTCTTGACTTGAGTGCCCAGCCGGAGTTTTTGCGCCGTGTGGTCTAAACCTCGTATAAGCACCGTTTCCGCGCTATCTGCTCGCGTCTGGCTGTAACCATACTTTGACGTTATCAGTTGACAGAACGTAGCAAAACGCCGGTTTAACGCATCTGGGTCAATCTCTTCGTTTTTGATGTATTCTTCTTCCAACGCCACAACCCGGAAATCTTTTGTGATCCCGGTAGCTTGAAATTTCGTTGCAGACTTCGTTCCACCGAAGTCGACGCCAATGGAAATAACAGAGAACTTTGTATCGTTTTCTTCCGCCCATTTTATAGGATCATCAATCAGATACTTTTCTGTGTCGTTGGCAAAGTCCTTGTAAACAATACCCTCCGCAGCTACCCACAGTCCTCGAACATAGCGGTCGTAGAATATCCCGGCGTACATGTTTTCATAGCGCTCAAGCGTCCTTTCGCTCAATCCGGGGTTATCCTTCATCTCGAAATGTAGGTAAAGAGTGTTCCGCTCTCTATGCCGCTTTATCCATTCCTGATAGAACCAGTGGTGCGGGCTTCCGGGGTTGCAAGAGAACCACAGCTTTGCACCGTCCACAGAGCAACGTGCAAGTGCCTGCTCCACAAACGATCGTGGCATCAGCACCACCTCGTCCAGCAGCACACCCGCCAGCGTCCGGCCTTGGATCAGTGTATAGCTTGCCTCGTCCTTACCGCCGAACACTTCAAAGTAATTCGTCACGGCTCCGCGCCGCACTTCCATCACCTTGTCACCGCGCCGCCAGCGGATGATATATCGCTCCTTCGCAAGGCTCATCGCCGTAAACGGCACGATAATGTTCTTTGTGCAGCTATCCACTGTGCGGCCACACACGCCAAAGCGCTGCCCGCTGAAATTCTCCATCGCCCAGCGGACGAACGCCCACATCATGATTGAGGTCTTACCGGAACGCACAGCGCCGTCGCAGATCAGCGCGTCATACTTGGAATAGGGGAAAGCAATGATTTTCCGCTGCTTTGAACTAATCATCGCTTTCCAGCCCTTCCGCCATTTCGCGCAGGCTTACGCTCAACGCGTCCTCCTGCGCGTTATCAGTCGGCAAACCCAGCTCGACAACGTCACGCTGGCCAAGATATTGTTTCCCCAGCCAAATAGCCATGCTCGCGTTCTTCGCCGCAAGCTGCCACTGGCTCCGGCGCAGTGAAATTTTCCCCGCTCCTCGCTTTTGCTTAAATACCTCGGAAAAACTGGCATGATAGGTGCGTTTACACCAACTATCCAGTGTTTTATCAGTCACGTCAAACCAACCACAGATTTCCTCAAGCGTGCATTGCAGGCCGCAGAGGTTCTCGAACTGCTTCTGATCTATTTCCTTTCTTGGCCTTGCCATACGCGCCCTCCTTTCTCTGCTGGCGTTTGATAAACTTCTCCATGTCCCGCTTCAAATACGGGCTGCTGGTTTTGGCTATAATCGCCCGTGCTTCTTCAATCGTCATTCAGCAACACCGCTTTCTTCCCCGTAAACTTCTCCCAACGGTCAACAATTACATCGGCATACTTCGGATCGTACTCCATGCAGAAAGCGCGTCTGCCATTCTGCTCCGCCGCCATGATCGTTGTGCCAGAACCAGCAAACAGGTCAAGCACATTCTCTCCCGGCTTGCTGGAACACTGCATCTGGTAGTCGAATAGCTTAATCGGCTTCATGGTTGGATGCTCTGCCGATCTCACCGGCTTATCAAAATTGAGAACAGTGGTCTGTCTTCGGTTTTTGAAGAAGTAATGCTTATGGCCTTCCGTCCATCCATACAAGCACGGCTCGTGCTCGTTCTCTTCAATCTCGCTCTCGCCATAGAGACAAGGTTCATGCTTCCATTGGTAATCCTGCCGCCCCATGACCATGCTGTTTTTTACCCAAATCAAGCACTGCCTTACTCGGAGCATTGCGTCTCTGCACGCCCCACGGAAGTTATACCCTTCGCTATCGGCGTGCCAAATGTAGAATGGCGCACCTGGTTTCATGACCATCGCCGCATTGGAGAAGGCATCCGTCAGGAACCGTCTAAATGCCGTATCCTCCATATTGTCGTTCTTAATCTTCCCGGCGGTACCCTGATAGTCCACATTGTACGGAGGGTCGGTGAGCAGCAAATCCATTTGTGCCCCCCCTACGAGCTTCTGTACGTCTGTCAAAGACGTGCTATCTCCGCACATAAGGCGATGGTCTCCAAGCTGATACACGTCGCCAAGTCTGCTCTTCGGCTCCGCAGGAAGAACCGGATCATAGTTATCCTCCACAACGGATGTGTCCAGCTCGTCGCGCAGGCCCCAGTCAAAGTCAAACGCTGACAGGTCGAGACCAGGCAGTTCGTCAGCCAGCAGGTCAAAGTCCCAGTCACTCTCGTTGCTTTTGTTATCCACCAGCCGCAGGGCGTTCACCTGTTCCGGCGTGAGATCATCCACGCAGACGCACGGCACTTCTTCCATTCCCAGCTTCTTCGCCGCCATAGCGCGACAGTGTCCGATTACAATCACGCCGTCACGGTCAATCACAATCGGCTGCACAAAACCGTACTGCTTGATGCTCTCCGCAACGTTGTTGATTTGCGTTTTGTCATGCTTCTTCGCATTTTTCCCGTATGCAGTAATGCTGGAAAGCTTTCTGTTTTTTACCTCCATGTTGTCCTCCCCATCATGTCCGCTCACCGGCCAGCAACCTCATTCTTTCGTTCTCGTGTCTCCGTGTGTGAATAAATATATTTATTCACACCGGAGAACACGAGAACAGGAGGAGGAGGTTTCCGCAGAACGCTGCGGTGCCGATGAAAAAGGGCGTAGAGTTGGTCTCTACGCCCTTATAGTAAATGTTAAATTTGGCTCTGGGGCGCAGACTTTTTCATAAAAGCCCTCTTTTTTGCCCCACAAGGCGAATAAATTGCCTGTGCCACTCCTGCGCAGTACGCTCCGAGACGTAGCACGCTAGCGCGGCCCCCTGCAGCGTGTGCGTCCGCTTCCAGAGGACAAGATCGATGAGCCGTATCCGCTCCTCACCGTCGATCCGCTGCTTTGTTTCTTCTACCGCAGCCTCAACGGCGGCACGCTCAGCATCTGATATGGGGCCGCCGCTCTTAAAGTTGCGAATTATATTCTTCGCATATGGCCACCACGGATCACGCGGCTTGCTCATGGTTCCTCCTCCGGCCCGTCCGGCTCTACCTGCTTGCAGTCCCGAACATCCATGTCTCTCGCGCAGTTGTTTTTGCATCGCATCGAGAAGCAATCACAGAGTTCCTCTGTGCAAACTAGACTCGGCGTACTCCGGTAACCATCGAGATCATCGTTAGCATCCTGCTTATAGTCCGCTTTCAATCGATCCACTTTTTTTTGAGTCCATTCTATCTGCGCTTTTAGAAGCTCAGCTTTGTACGCCTCACACAGGAACGAGCCGTTAGTTATAACATGCCACAGAGCCGGTAAGCCGCTCTCATAGTCGAGCGCCAGCGGATTATCCCAGATATGCAGAACGTGGCGCAGAAGGGCGTCCAGCCACTTCTCACGCGGTACCTTGCGCCAGTCTTCCGCGTCGGCGTATTTTGCCTTGCCAAACTCACGCACCTGCATGATCGCCTCGATAGCCGCCACCGGCACGAGCGACGGGCGAGGCTTGCCCTCGTCGTACTTCGCGCCCTTAATCTGTTCTATCAATAGTGTACCCTCCCTTCGCGTTTTGCCCGTTCGTATTTCCGCGCTCTGGCGGACTTGCCGATTGTTTCCATCCCGCGCTCTATGCGCTCTACCTTGCTTTTGTTGTACTCGTCCGCAGCCTTGCGATACGCTATGTATGCCTCGCACGTGGCATGCTTTGCCCCGCAGCCTTTCTCGGGGCAGTCGCCGCACGGAGCGGAATATGGGCTGATTCTTAAATCTCCCTGCATTCGTCCACCCTCACACAGACCCGCTTGTCTCCGACGCGCACAACATAGCCGGGCATGCTGCTGACGTATTCATATTTTTCCGCATCGTACACTTCGCCCATGCGCGGACGCATGGCGGGATAGACCGGGATGATCGCTGTGATCTGGATCCGTACCTCATCCCATGCGCGATCGCGCCGCTTGCCCGTGCAGATTGGATGCAGCTTGCGCCATGCCCCGGCACACGCCCGGCTGCAGAGATACCGGCCATCCGCGCGCGGCTTGCAGGGTCTGGTAAACACCTTCCCGCAAACCGGGCAGGTCGCCGTGATATTTGCCATTACAGCTTTACCCCCTTGATGTACTTATCAAAATATGTGGTTGCAACGGCCATAGCTGCCCACATGTCTGCCGAGAAACCGTAGAAGAAACCGGGGTTCTTCTTTGTTCCCTTGCCGTAGTTCGGCTGGCCGGGCGCGTAGCGGTCGACGAGGGCTTGACGGATGTTTGCATCTTTGGCAGATAGCGATCCGCACAGATCAAGCTTTTCTTCCCGGCGGAATATCCGCGTCGGCTCATAGCCTGTTTCCCACAGCACGATTTGCCAGAACCGGCCGATCCAGACACAGGTGTCGAACACTTCCTGCCCGACTGTCATGCCCATACCGGCTATCATTTCGATTACAACTTGCTGACAGTTCCACCGAAGTTTCTGCTCCAGCAGCTGCAGCATTTTGCGGTTCTCGATCTTCCCGGCATCCAGCACGCGGCGGATCTCTTCGCCGTCGTGCTCTACGATTACATAGCCCGATTGAATATTGCCGGGGTCAATCGCCAGTATCGTTCCCATATGGTACCCTCCATGTCAGAACGTTTTCGTATTTACACGGGTACATTTCCCTGCAAACGAGCGTTTGCACACACGGAGGGGCCAAAAGGTCGACAAACTCCGGGCATTGCTCAATCACTAGCTCGCGGATCTTTTTGGCGACTTTGCGTGTCTCTTTCGCCGCCAGATGGCACAACCGCTTTTCCATGATCGTCATCAGCTCTTCCGCGTTCATGTACCAAATCATGTCTACCGGCGCGTCCTGCCGCGCTGCGTTCCGGTCGTATGCATCTTGTCGGTCGTTTCGCTGTGACCGGATAAACGGCTGTGCGTGGACGTGGCGGGCTAAGTGGGTGCTTACCCAGTACGGCACACCCTCGAGGTAAAACGCAAACTGCAGCGTCCGGATGGGGCTGTGCCGCGCCCGGAGGATGGCGTGTTTCCACTCCATGTCCGGGGCTGTCTTCATCTCTTTTCCAATGGTGACTAAAGCGCACTGTTTGGCCAGCGCCCAGTCCTCATTGGTGGGGTACTTCAAAAGTTTGACGATCATGTCTGCCTCCTATCCATGTCTTCGTAATCTTTGCATTCCTCACCGGAAAAGCACATGTGCTCCAGGTCTTTCTCGGAGAACCGTTCCGCCTTGTGCTTCAAGCACCGATACGGGTAAACGTAGTTCTTTCTGTATTCCAGATTTTTGCAGATCAAACAGCAATCCCGCATCAGCTTTCCTCCTTTCGCGCTCCCACGAGCAAACCGCAGGCCGCTCATTTGGTCACGCCTCCCGTATTTGTCTGATAATCTCCGTAGCTGCAAAAATCGGTGCTGCCCACATTGCGTCTATTACATGGCGCGCGCCTGTTGTGACACGTCAGCGTCCCCGGCTTACCGTATCGCTGGGTAAGCTCTGACGGCAATGTGCTGTGCTTGCAGTCCTCGCAGCGCGTAACGACCACGGCATCAATGGTGGGGGCTTTTTCGATCAAGCCAAGTAAGCCGTTCCAACCAGCACAATACGCCGCGGGGAGAACATCTTTGCTGCACCGGCCCACGCCCAAGTTATCGACATCAATCAGCCGCATTGCTGTCACCTCCGTCCATCTTCGCGCCGCAGTTGGGGCAGTAATTGCCGCCGCGGACATAGAACGCCATCGCATACGCCTCGTGGTTGCATTGGGAGCACTTCACAAGCTCAAACTGTTCAGAACAGTCCTCGTATCGGCTATGTATCCACCGCGCATGCACCACCGGGGCCACGTCGGCGGTGGGGATGCTGTAAAAATCCTCCGCTAAATCGTTATAGGCGTCTGCGTAGATTCCGCTTTCCCCGCCAAGCTCTTCAAACGCTTTTTGACATTCTTCCGATTGCTCACGGATATAAGCGATTGCCGCCTTGCGGCTTATGTATTCATCCATTGTCAGCCCTCCTGTTCCATGCTTCGATTGCTAATAGATAATTCAAAAACCAATGTGTTCTCGGTTCGATTGGACAGCCTCTATTTGGGCAGCATGCCCGAAAGCAGTGACCGTCTCTCTGCATAACGCCCTTGCCGCCGCAGAAGGGGCAGGGTTTCAGGTCAGTCATCCTTCATCGCCTCCAATGCTCTTATATCCGTCTCTGTCAATGTGCGGTTGCTTGCAATATATGTTACAGCCTCACTTCTGTTTTGGCAGGCTACACACTCACACCTATTGCAACTACTTGACGTGTTTTCTCGAAAAGGGCATGAATAATTAAAGCAATCCACTATTTCATCGCCTCCAATGCCGCTTCCGCCTCCTCACGGGTCAGGAATACGGTCTTGCCAAATCCGTTTAGCGCTACGCCATACTCCCGCCCTCTGGCGCCTATTGGCTCAAGGCCAATAAAGCCGATTTCATTGCCCATACCAATCTGCTTGACCTCGCACTCGCTTATATGCTTATCCGTGTCCAACAAGGCGAACACCCGCTGGCCCACCTTGCACGGCAGCACGACCACGCGCCCGTCCTTGTCGGCCTCGGCAAGCTCGCGGAGGCGGCTAGCCTCCACGCCCAGCGCCTGCGCTTTCCGCTCAATGCAATCATCCATTGTCCGCCCTCCTAAATCAGTAGAATGTGCTCTAGGCCCTCCTCAAGGTCACAGTTCTCGGCAAATCGTTTCGCATCGTCCTCCGTGTAAACGTTTGCCAAATCCTCACGCGCTTTTGCGATGCGATCACTTATGGTTTGAATCTCGGCATCCAATTCTGCAAGAATCGCAAACAGTTCAGCCTTTTTCTTTTCAATATCCATCCTTTATCCCCTCCAATGCTTTCTCCGCCGCTTCGCGGGTGAGAAATACGGTCTTACCAAATCCGTTTAGCGCTACGCCATACTCCCGCCCTCTGGCGCCTATTGGCTCAAGGCCAATAAAGCCGATTTCATTGCCCATACCAATCTGCTTGACCTCGCACTCGCTTATATGCTTATCCGTGTCCAACAAGGCGAACACCCGCTGGCCCACCTTGCACGGCAGCACGACCACGCGCCCGTCCTTGTCGGCCTCGGCAAGCTCGCGGAGGCGGCTAGCCTCCACGCCCAGCGCCTGCGCTGCCAGATTTATCATCGTGTCCTCCGTAAATGGAGCCTTGATTTCCTCCGGCGTCAGCCTCGTGTCCTCGTAGTGCGCAAGGCGCATATAAATCTTCGGCACAATGCATCCGTTTGCGCATCCGCCTTCCTCGTGGCAACCACGCTTGCAAAAGTAATCCTGTCCGCAGCACTCCCACGGGTCTAGGTTCTTCCAGCACGGATCTGTCAATCGTTCCATAGTTCTTCCTCCACATACCGCCAGCTCTGCGGCGGGCGGGTAATCGGTCCTGGTGTCAATCCGAATTTTGTCTCCCGCAGGCCTGTAAACTCCCACAGATCGCGCGGGTGATCGTAAACGCGCAAATCTGAGATGTGCCAGCCGAAGCCGGTGGCAGCTCCGAGATACTGGTGCAGCTCCGCAGGCTCTAGGCAGGTTGGCCGCGCAGCATCCGACGGGATCCTTCCCGCGCCGTTAATGTTGATGATCTCATCGCACAGAAATTCCCCGATGACTTTTCCGTTTCCGCATTTGTAGATGTAGCACTTAAACGGCGTATCCATCTTCGGGTGCGTCTTGCGCACCTCAATCGTCTTCCGCCCGTTGATGATCTTCTCACACCACTCCGGGCGAATGCTGATCAAAACAGCTTTACTCATGCTCTTGCCTCCTGTTCCAATTCTGCGCGGAACCGTTGTTCCAGTTCAAACACGCCGCGCGGCTTGCCTTTGTAATAGCCTTTCATTGGCCTGTCTATTTTCCGTTGCAGGTCTTTCAGGCGCTCCCAGTATTCCGGCAGGTAAATATACATATTCCGCAGTTCCCGCAGGTTCTTGTTGCAGCAGCACCAGCACGAAACACGGTCCAGCACGTCATAAAGGCGGATCGTGCCCTCCAGCCACGAAAACCCGTTTTCATAGCAATATGCCATGGCGTCGGCTTCCGGCATTCCCCACTCCGCCAGCGGGTGCAGTTTATACGGCTTCCGTTCTTTTTCCAGTCGC